GTTTTGTTCTGGTTGTGTGAACCACTGTAAAATTATGCCAGATTTAGAGAAAATTGGCGAATCTGCGTTAGAAAATAAAGAAAATTTGACAGAAACGAATCTACGACACGCTTATATGCGTTGTAAATACTAACATAAATAGAAATATGACTTATTGCAACAATTGTGGACACGAATCTCATTGTGGAAACAGATATACTGTTGAAGATGAAGACGGATTTACAGGAGAATCTTATGAAAGAGAAATTTGTAAACATTGTCGTTGTGAAAAGTGCGAAATATCAATAGAAGATGAAATAAAATACGAAATAAATGAAGATTTATTTAATGGAGCATAAAAAATTATGAGTAAAATGAGATTATACAAATTTTGGAATGAAAATGGTGATGAAAAAGAAAAAGAAGCGATGAGTTTGAAAAAAGCAGTAATGTCAGTTCAAGGCGATTACAAAGACAGATTTATAAGTGTTGAATATGTTAGTAAAAAAGGTAAACAAATTAGTCAATCTGTAGAAATACCTATGGGTAGAAAGATTAGACAGTCAATGGCCTTAGAAAAAAAGAGATTAGCCAAAAAAGCAGCGTTAGAGGCTAGAAGATAATGGCAAAATTAGCAAAATCATTTGTGGCGCATGAAAGAATGCCTAAAAAAACATCACAAGGAAATAGAAAAGGTGTTAAATTTAGTTCAATGAACAAATCTCGTAAAAGATCATTTAAATTTTACAACTCACAAGGAAAATAATGCCTGGTATTAGTAGAAACGGACAAGATGTGGCTGGTGGTGTCGCCATAGAAGGTAGTTCTAATGTTTCTGTTAATGGTAGTGGTGTTGTAAGATTAGGTGATAAAGTAGCAAGTCACGGTTTAGCGCCACATTCACCAACACCACCTATGACTAGTAGTTCATCTACTATAAGAGTAAATAGTATTGGTGTATGTAGGGCTGGTGATAGTGCTTCTTGTGGACATACTATTTCTGGTAGTTCAAACGTAAACGCTGGTTAATAGTGTATAAATATTGTTATGCCTAGTTATAGTGTAGAAAACATATCTAACAATAGTAAAAGATCAAATAGAATCTATAAAGATTTAGATTTAGATTTTGGTAGAAACACTGTGACAAATGATGTAAATAAATTAACTGATGTTGAGGCAGTTAAAAGAAGTGTTAGAAATTTAATTCAAACTAATCACTTTGAAAGACCATTCCATCCAGAGATTGGTGGTAATGTAAGAGCACTATTATTTGAACCAGTCACACCATTGACTGCTCTTAACTTACAAAGAAAGATAGAAGAAGTTTTAAATAATTTTGAACCAAGAATTAAATTAGTACAAATTTTAGCAAGACCAGATATTGATGGAAATAGGTATTCAATTCAAATCAGTTTTTATGTAATTGGTGTCACTAATCCAGTTACAGTAGAAACATTTTTAGAGAGATTAAGATAAAATGGCAAGTAATAAATTAGAAGTTTCAGAATTAGATTTTGATAATATAAAAAGTAATCTAAAAACATTTTTACAAAATCAATCAGAGTTCCAAGATTACGATTTTGAAGGTTCTGGCTTTGCTGTTCTTTTAGATGTTCTTGCTTACAATACACACTACTTAGGTTTCAATGCCAATATGTTGGCAAACGAAATGTACCTAGACAGCGCTGACATTAGAAAAAATATTGTGTCATTAGCAAAGATGTTAGGTTATACACCAACATCACCTAAATCACCAACTGCATCAATTGATATTTTAGTAAACAACGCAAGTGGGTCTTCTATCACTATGGCAAAAGGAACAACTTTTACAACGACAGTAGATGGAACGACTTATCAATTTGTGACAAATGCTGATCATACAATTTCAGCAAGTTCAGGTGTTTATAATTTTTCAGGTATATCAATTTTTGAAGGTACTTTAGTCACATTTAAATATACAGTAGATAGTTCTGATCCAGATCAAAAATTTATTATTCCAAGTGTAAACGCTGATACATCTACATTAAAGGTCACAGTTCAAAATTCAGTATCAGATACAACAACAGCGACATATACAAAGGCATCAGATTTTACTTCCATAGGTAGTACATCAAAAGTTTATTTTTTACAAGAGGGTGAAGATGGTAAGTTTGAAACTTATTTTGGTGATGGTGTTATTGGTAAATCTTTAGATGATGGTAATATTGTAATTTTAGAATATATTGTTTCAAATAAAGCTGATGCAAATGGCGCTTCTTCATTCGCACTATCAGGTAGTGTTGGTGGATTTACAGATGTCACAATAACAACTAAATCAAATGCTCAAGGTGGTGCAGAGGCACAAACAAAAGAGTCTATAAGATACAATGCACCATTACAATACGCAAGACAAGATAGAGCAGTCACAACAAGTGATTACGAAACACTTGTACAAGAAATATATCCAAATGCTCAATCAGTTTCAGCTTGGGGTGGTGAAGATGATGAAACACCAATTTATGGTGTAGTAAAAATTGCCATTAAAGCAGCATCAGGTTCTACATTGACAGATACTACAAAACAAAGTATTAAAACACAATTACAAAAATACAATGTTGCTTCAGTTAGACCAGAAATTGTTGATCCAGAAACTACATCTCTTATACTTAATACAACTGTAAAGTATGATGAAAAAGCAACTACAAAAACTTCAGATACAATAAAATCAAATGTCATAACCACTTTAACAAATTATAATACAGATACACTAACACAATTTGATGGTGTGTTTAGACACTCAAAAGTTATAGGTTTAATAGATGATACAGATAATAGTATCTTATCAAATGTGACTAAATTAGACATAAGAAAATCATTTACTCCAACATTAAGTTCATCTACAAGATATGATGTTTATTTTAGAAATGGTATTTTTAATCCACACTCTGGACATAAATCAGCCACTGGTGGAGTTATAAGTTCAACAGGTTTTAAAGTACCAAATGATAGTAATGTTTATTACCTTGATGATGATGGAAGCGGAAATATTAGAAGATATTATTTTGTAGGTTCTGTTAGAACATACGTAAATAACACTCAAGGAACAGTTGACTATGCATCTGGTCAAATCACAATTAACTCTTTAAATGTTGCGTCAGTAGAAAATATACGAGGTGCATCATCTACTGTTATTGAAATAACTGTAGAGCCAGAGTCTTATGATATAGTTCCTGTTAGAGATCAGATTTTAGAAATAGATACAGCAAACTCAACTATCACAGTAGAGGCAGATACATTTGTTGGTGGTTCTGCTGATGCTGGTATTGGATATACAACAACATCTAATTACTAATGGCAAAGTTTACAGATAAAATATCAAACCTGATTAATCAACAGGTTCCAGAGTTCGTATTAGAACAACACCCTAAATTTTTAGAATTTTTAAAAACTTATTATACATTTATGGAGTCAGCCGAATTAGGTGTGACTTCAGTTCAAACAACAGATGGTATTCAATTAGAAACAGAAACAGCGCAAGAAAATGAATTAATATTAGATGGCTCTCGTATTGATACAGATAGAACACAATTAGATGCCGGTGATAAAATACTTTTAGAAAGTTCTACTTATGGTAAATTTACTAGAGGTGAAACAATCACTGGTCAAACTTCAAAAGCAACTACGACTGTACTTGCTGAAGATTTAGATAATAATAGACTTTTTATATCAGCACAAGATAAGTTTATAGATGGTGAAACAGTTGTAGGCGCTAGTTCTAACGCTACAGCGATTATTAATAATTATAAACCAAATCCAGTAAACAATATACAAGAGTTATTAAATTTTAGAGATCCTGATAAAGTTATATCAAATTTCTTAACAAAATTTAGAAACGAGTTTTTAAATACATTACCAGAAACATTAAGTAATGGTGTTGACAAAAGAAAGTTAATTAAAAATATTAAATCATTATACCGAGCAAAAGGTACAAATAGAGGACACCAATTATTTTTTAGATTATTATTTGGATTAGAATCAGAAACAATATATCCAAGAGAAAGTATATTAAGAACATCTGATGGTAGTTGGGATACAAAAAAGATATTAAGAGCAATTGGAACTGTTGGTGATACAACTAATTTAATAGGTAGAACAATAACAGGCGAAACATCAGAAGCCACAGCAATAGTTGAAAATGTATTTAAATTTCAAATTGGTACAACTGAAGTATCTGAATTAATTTTAAATGATGATACTATTTCAGGTACCTTTGTAATAAGTGAAGTTGTAAGAGGTACATCAAGCGATGATGATGATATTTTTATCAAAGCAACTGTCACAGGTATTCCTAAAACAATTTCTATAACTAATGATGGAAATTTATATACTGAAGGAGATAGTGTATCAATTACTGGTGGTGGTAATGGATCAATTATTCAAATAGATTCTGTTGGAAGAGGTGGTATTACAGATTTTGTTATTGCAACAGCAGGGTCTGGTTATGAGATTGGTGATGCTATAGAATTTACAAACACAGGAACAGGTGGAGGAAGTGCCAGTGCAAAAGTATCAGTAGTTAATGGAGGATTTACACAAGAAACTTCAACATCAACTGTTGATGACCATATAGTTTTGGAAGATGAAACAACAAGAGGTGATTCATACACAGGAAATAAAGTTGTACAAGAAAGTGGTACTGGCACTGGCGATATTACAGATATTAGAATTATATCAAGTGGAAATAATTATCAATCTTTACCTGTAGTCGCAGTAGATGATACAAATGGATCAAGTGCAGTTGTATTTGCAAATGGTACAGATGTAGGTAGAGTATTAGGAATAAAAATTGTAGAATCAGGTTCAGGTTATGAAGCATCTCCATCACCACCCACATTAAAATTACCAAGTTATATTATTGTTTCAGGTGTTTCAGGTACATTTCAAGTTGGTGAAACTGTCACAGGACTTGATTCAACATCAACAGCAGTTACTGCCACTGTTGTTTCATTTACAGCAGGCACAGGTATATTAAAAGTTTCTAGTCCAACAGGGCAATTTTCTGAAAAAACAACAATCACATCTGCAAGTGGTGCAACAGCAACAGTTGAAAAAAATGATTTAGGTACAGCGACAGTGACAGTTGGAGCTGTTGTTGATACTACGGGTACTTATATTAACCAAGATGGTCATTTATCTGATGACTCAATGAAAGTACAAGATAGTTTATATTACCAAGATTTTTCTTATGTAATTAAAGTGGGTCGTTCAATATCTGATTGGAGAGATAGTTTTAAAAAGACAGTACACACATCAGGTTTTTATTTTTCTGGACAAGTTAATGTAGAAACACGAGTTGATGCTCAATTAAGAAGTTTCAATACAATTAATTCTGGTGTTGCGATTGAAGGTATACAAACAATATTAAATACATTATTCTCAACAATCTTTGGAAGAAGATTAGGAACAACTAGTGATGGTACAAGTTTAAGAGTTAGTCCTCAATCTGGTGTTGATCCAGACTTTACTGATTCAACTAGCGATCATTTCACAACAAATACTAGAGATGTCACTTTAAATCAACATATAACTTTAAAAAATGTTGGTGGAACAATAAAAGAATTAACTGATATTAGAAGTAATACAACAAAGTATGGTGTACCTGTGGCTGGTCCTACATTAAAGAGTATTCAAAGACTAATTTTAAATAGTTTCTACGCAAACTCTATATCAATAGAACAATTAAATGCTTTAAGATTAACAGGAACATTAAATTCTAGTATAGACGGGGAATTAAATAATCTATCTGACTTTAATTTTAAATCAAAGACTAATTTTGCGATACCAGCAGAAGTATGGCAAGTATCTAGTGATAGTTTTGATGAGGATAGAGATACTTTTGATGAAACTAATATAACTTTTGATGCTGCTTAAAAATTATTATAAATATAATTAAGTAAAGGAATAAAAACGTGGCAAAACAAACAATTAATATCGGATCAACAGCAAATGATGGAACAGGTTCTACGATTAGAGCTGGTGGTGATTTAATTAATGATAACTTTAACGAAATTTATACTGCTTTAGGAAGTGGTACTGCTTTAAATGTAGATACATCTGGAGCTAGTAATGGACAAGCGCTTGTTTTTAATAGTGGATCAGGTAAATTTGTTGCTGGAACTCCATCTGTCACATCATCTTTTACTATTTCTGGTGATGGTGGTAGTAATCAAACAATTTCATCAAATGATACTTTAAATGTTCAAGGTGGTACAGGTATTGATACAACAGGTGTTGCTACTGATACACTTACAATTGCAATAGACTCATCTGTTGTCACAAAAACAGGAACTCAAACACTATCTGCTAAAACTTTAACAACACCAGTAATTAATGCTGGTGCTCAATTAAAAAATGGTGCTACAAGCGCTGGTTTTTTAGAGTTTTTTGAAGATAGTGATAACGGCACTAATAAGGTCACATTGATCGGACCAGCGTCTACTGCTGATGTCACAGTCGTACTACCCGCAGCTGCTGATACACTTGTAGGTAAAGCAACAACTGATGTTTTAACAAATAAATCAATTGATAGTGATAACAATACAATCACAAATATTGTAAATGCTGATATTAAAGCAAATGCTGGAATCGTTAATAGTAAATTAGCAAATTCAACTATAACAGTCACAGGTGACTCGGGTTCAACAGCAATTGATCTAGGAGATACTTTAACTATAAATGGTGCTGGTGGTTTAACAGCTGCTATGTCAGGTGACACACTTACATTAACACAATCAAGTGCATCATTAACATATTCAAAAGGAACAGCAACTGGTGACGGATCAACTGTTGGTTTTACTATAAATAGTGGTAGAGCAGTAGATAATATGTTAGTATTTGTCAATGGTATTTGTTTAGTACCTACAGATGACTATACAATATCAAGTACAACTTTAACTTTTGCTACGGCACCCGCAGCATCAGCAGAGATAACATTTAGGTATTTACCAATATAGGATAAAATATGGGAGCTATAACTAGAACAATATCAAATAATTTAACAACCGATTTAGGTGGTGTTGGTGGTGTTAATTTTAGAAACCTTCTTATCAATGGAGATATGAGTTTAGCTCAAAGAGCAGCTTCAAAAGCAAGTATAAGTTCTGGAAACACTACACATACTTGCGATCAATGGAAAACTTATATAAATTCTGCTGGAACTTGGACTCAAACACAAGAGTCATTAACAAGTGGAGAAGCTTATGAGAATGGATTTATAAAATCTCTAAAAATGGATTGTACAACAGCAAATGGTAGTTTAAGTGCTGGAAGTTTTTTAATAGTTGCTCAAAGTATTGAAGCACAATTTTGTCAAACAATCAGAAAAGGAAGTCCTGGAGCAAAACAATTAACAGCTTCTTTTTGGGTTAAAAGTACAAAAACAGGAACTAACATTGTACAATTTGTTGGCCTTGATAACACCGTTAGAATTGTTGCTAAAAGTTATACTATTAATGCTTCAAATACTTGGGAAAAGAAAACTTTAACTATTCCGGCAGATACTGATACAAATGGAAAAATTGCAAATGATAATGGTGAAGGATTAAGAATGTTATTTTGGGTTGCTGCTGGATCTAATTATACATCTGGTACATTAGCAACAACTTGGGGTACCAACACAGATGCAAATAGAGCAGTTGGACAAATTAATAATGCAGATAGTACATCTAATAATTTTGAAATTACAGGAGTACAATTAGAAACTGGACCATCAGCATCTGATTTTGAGTTTTTACCACCCGATGTACATTTAGAAAGATGTCAAAGATATTTTCAACACCATATTAAAAATCCTAACGAAGCATATACAGGTGGTTTTAGAAGTGCAACATCTGTTCAAATGGGAGTACAAATGTTTACACAAATGAGAGGACAACCAACAGCAACTTATCAAGGTCTTAATTGCCACGATTTAGCAGATGGACAAAATTTAGATGCATCAGCAATTTCTTTTGGAGCTGTTAGTGGAACTTATGAGAGTGCTGTATGGTGTATAGTCACTTGTGATAGTGGTGGTAGTAATGGAGATGTTTCAATTGTATATGGAAAAGATACTGAAAGTACAGGAATATTAGGATTTTTTATGGATGCGAGTTTTTAGATATGGATAATCAAAGTAGAAATTTTACAAACGTTGTTAAGTTCTATTATAATGGAACTGCAACAGGATATAATCTTGTAGAAGATGGTGCAAAGAAATTTGTTCCTATTTCAGATAGTAATACAGATTATATAGATTTACAACAATGGATCGCTGATGGTGGAACTGTCACCGATAATGGGGAATAAGTTTTATGAAAAATCATTTATGGAAATCGTATAAATATAATCATAAAGTAAAGGAAAGAATTGACAATGCCGGCAATTATTACAAATAAATTTAGAATACACAATAGTGAACAATTTAGTGAGTCTTTTTCAGAAAGTGCTCCTAATGTTTATTATTTGGGTATAGGAAAACCACAGGCTCACGGTACTTCAACTAGACCTGATGCAAGAACTGATAACGAGGGTACGGAAACTGCTCCTATAACACCCGCAGATTCAGTACAAGAAGAATTTTACGTTTTTGATGATCTATTAGCAGCAAAAAAAGTCACATCTTCTGATGTATCTTTTGCGATACCTAGAAGAAACTGGACAACTGGTACAGTTTACGATTATTATAGACACGATTATGGTAATAGAGTAACAGGTGGTACATCTACTCAAACAGCCGATAGTGGTGCAACAAGTTTATTTGACGCAACTTTTTATGTTGTCACAGAAGATTACAATGTTTATAAGTGTATAGATAACAATGGTGGAGCAGCTTCTACTGTAAAACCTTCTGGAACATCAAATACAATTTTAACAACTGGTGACAGTTATAAGTGGAAATATATGTACACACTATCTGCTTCTCAACAAGTTAACTTTTTATCTACTGACTTTATGGCAGTAGCAACAAATTCAACAGTATCATCTGCCGCAGTAGATGGTGCAATCAATAATATAAAAATTAAAACTGCTGGTTCTGGTGGTACTAACGGTACACACGCAAGTGTTCCTATTAGAGGTGATGGATCAAGTGGTGTATGTTCAGTAACTATCGCTGGTAATGCAGTGACTGCAGTCACAGTGACTGCTGCTGGTACAGGTTATACATATGGTTATGTTAGAGTAGCAGATATTAATAGTGCTGGTGGTGGTTCTTTAAGCGGAGCTGAATTAGATTGTATTATTGAGCCAAAAGGCGGACACGGATTTAATGCAGTAAAAGAATTAGGTGGTTTTTTTGTAATGTTAAACACTAACTTTGAGGGTGCAGAAACTTCAAATTCAGGTGACTTTACAACTGCAAACGATTTTAGAAAAATAGTTTTAATTAGAGATCCTAAATCTGGTGGTTCTGCTGCATCGGCTACAACTTTAAGAGGATCAAAGGCAATTTTATTAACAGGTTCGCCAGGAACTTTTACTGCTGATGAAGAAATAAATCAAGCAACAACTGGCGCAGTTGGTAAAGTTGTAGAATACGACTCAACAAATAAAATTTTATACTACATACAAACTAGATTTAACGATCAAGGTGTAGATGCTAATGGTAATTTGACAGCGTTTTCAGGTGCAAATACTATTACAGGTCAAACTTCAAGTGCTACTGGGACACCATCAACTTCATCATCTACAGTTGATAATGTGGCATTTACAAGTGGCTATAACGCAGGTGAGATTGATGCAGATACTGGTGATGTTATATATATTGAAAATAGATCACCAATAACAAGAGCTTCAGATCAAACTGAAAACGTAAAATTGATAGTTGAATTTTAGAGGGAAATAAATGCCAAGTCCAACAGACTTTAACCTCTCGCCATATTATGATGACTTTACGGAAAGTAAAAAGTTTCATAGAATACTTTTCAGACCGTCATTTGCAGTTCAAGCGAGAGAATTAACACAGTCACAAACACAATTACAAAACCAGATAGAAAGAGTATCTGATCATCTTTTTGATAAAGGTGCTATGATTATTCCTGGTGAAATTGGTTATGACTTGGAATATTATGCTGTTAAGTTAACAAGTTTAGCTAGTGGTAATACTTTAGCACAATTTACAGCTGGTACAATTTTAACAGGTGGTAGTTCAGGTGTTAAAGCAGAAATTGTAAATACAGCAGCGACAGATGGTACTGATCCAGATACTTTATTTGTAAAATATAGAGATAGTGGTACATCAAGGACTGCCACAGCTTTTACACATGGCGAAACAATTACTGGAACAAATAGTGCCAGTGTTTCATTATCTGCTGTCGTGGCAACTTGTCATACAGGTGCTGCAGCAGAAGTACAAGAAGGTGTTTATTACATTAACGGATTTCACGTACAAGTATCTAATCAAACTATAATACTTGACAAATATACAAACACTCCAAGTTATAGAGTTGGTTTAACAGTTGCTGAATCATTTGTGACACCAAATGATGACTCAAGTTTAAATGATAATGCTGCTGGTTCTTCAAATGTTAATGCACCAGGTGCTCATAGATTTAAAATAGATTTAACATTAGCGAAAAAAACATTAACATCAACAGAAGACTCAAACTTTATTGAGTTATTAAGATTATCAAATGGTATCTTACAAAATAGAGTTAGAACAACTGATTATGCTGTATTAGAAGAAACATTTGCAAGAAGAACATTTGACGAATCAGGAAACTATACAATTAATCCATTTGACATAGATGTAAGAGAACATTTAAAAAATACAGGTAGTTCAAATGCAGATATTGTAAGAGGGATTTTTACTTCAGGTAATGGTGGTGATTCAACTAAACTTGCTATTGGTATGTCACCAGGTAAGGCATATGTTAAAGGTTTTGAGATTGAAAAATTAGCAACTTCTTTTGTTGAAGTAGATAAAGCAAGAGATTTTGATACAGAAAATGCTTTTCAAACTAGATTTGATGTAGGTAATTTTGTAAATGTGACAAATATCCATGGTCAACCTGATACAACATTTGTATCTGGTGAAACAGAAGCATTTAAAAGAGTTAATTTATACCAAGAGGCAACAAGTTCTCGTGGTACAGAAAATGCTGGTACAGAATCAAGTATTAATACAATCGGTAGAGCAAAGTCCAGAGGTTTTCAATACGTATCTGGTACAGCAACATCAAATATATTTTCAAGTGCTAGTTTAACAAGTGCCATATACAGACATTATTTGTTTGATATTAATTTGTTTACACACTTAAACATTACTAGTGCTCAGTCATTTACAACTGGTGAATTAATTACAGGTGGTACTTCAGGTGCGACAGGTACTTTAGAATCAATATCTACTACTGAAACAACTGCTGTTTCTGGTATATCAACAGCAAGTCCAGGGGTTTGTACATCAACAGGACACAATTTAAAAGAAGGACAACAAATTAAATTTAGCGCTATCAGTGCTGCTAACAATTCTACAGCAATGACAACTAGTGAAATATTTACTGTTAGAAACCCAGGCACAAATACATTTGAATTATTTGAAAGTGATGGTACAACTGCTACAAATATTACATCTTTTAGTTCAGCGGGTAATGCTGTACACGGTGTTGTTATTTTATCAAGTGTTAATGGTGACTTTGTTGCTGGTGAAACAATTACTGGTGGTACATCATCTAATACAGCAGTTATACAATCTGACGCTGTAGGATTTAAAGGTGTCACAAGTTTTGACTTCCCACAAGTTAAACAAATTGGTATGGCAGGTTCGCCAACTTACACAGCAGACACTGCACTTGATGCAACAAATGGATCAAATCTTACATTAACAGGTACATTATCTATCGCAAATAGTGGTGCGGCAGTCACAGGTTTCAATACAAGATTTACAGAAGAATTAGTAATAGGTGACTCAATCTCATTTACTACGGACGGTGGTACTTCTTTAACTAGAATAGTTGAGGCTATTGTTAGTAATACTTCATTAACATTATCTGCCGCTGTAGGTGGTAGTGATGTATCAACAAAAACAATTGCTACAAGAAGAAGAACAAAAATACAATCACCTGAAAAAAATATTTCTATATTTAAATTACCTTATGAAAATATTAAAACACTAAAAACAACATCAAATGGTGGTGTCACAGATACAAGTTATAGCGCAAGAAGACAAACAGTTATAAATTTATCTGGTGGTTCAGAAACAATCACTGCTGGTACAAATGAAATATTTCCAAGTTTAGCCGAAGGTGATTACACAGTTTCAGTTATGTCAGCAAGTGGAAGTGCTGTTGTTGGTGATGTATTAAGTTTAAGTGGAAATAATCACGCAGGTGGTACCATATTTACATTAGGTGGATCCCCAACAGGTAAACAGTTAACTTTAGATTTTGGTTCTAATTACGGAAGTGCAAAACTAAAAGTTATGTTTACTGTAAACAAATCAAGTACAGCGGCTAACTCAAAAACAAAAACTTTAAATTCAAATCAACAAGTACAAGTTTCTACTTTAGCAGCAGTCACAAAACAAGGTGGTATTAGTTTAGGTAAAGCTGATATTTTCAAATTAAATGCTGTTTATATGGCAGCAGATTTTTCTACTAACGCAACTTCTAGTAATACAAATATTACTAGTAGATTTGAGTTAGATAATGGACAAAGAGATAACTTCTATGACATTGGTAGAATAAAATTAAAAACAGGTGAGATAACTCCAACAGGTAGAATATTAATTGACTTTGATTATTTCACACACGGCGCAGGTGATTATTTTGATGTAGATTCATATTCTGGTGTTGTAGATTATGAAGATATACCAAGTTATACTTCAGATACAACAGGAGAAGTTTATCAGTTAAGAGATAGTTTAGATTTTAGACCAAGAGTAGGTGCATCATCTACAATTAATTCAGGTGGACAAGATAGAAAATTTCAAACTACAGATAGTGCTTTAGATACAGAAGCTTCTACTGTAAATGTTGTTAAATTTGAATCAGACGTATCAACTGACCACGAATTTTATTTACAAAGAGTTGACAAAATATTCATAGACAAAGATGGTAACTTTAAAGTATTAAAAGGTGCTAGTTCTTTAACACCTGAAATTCCTGATGATTTAGATAACGCAATGCACTTATATACATTGTTTATTCCAGCTTACACATTAGACATTGCTGAAGTAGGTATTGAAGCAGTAGATAATAGAAGATATACAATGAGAGATATTGGTAGATTAGAAAAGAGAATAGAAAATGTTGAATATTACACACAACTTTCTTTATTAGAATCAGCAGCACAATCTTTACAAATACAAGACGCAGATGGTTTTGATAGATTTAAAAACGGATTTATTGTAGATAATTTTACAGGTCACGGAATAGGTGATGCTGGTAATTTAGATTACAAAGTATCAATGGATTATGCGAAAGGTGAAATGAGACCAACATTCCACGAAGACGCAATACAATTAGTTGAAAGAGATGATGATGGTACGGCAATAGTTGACGCTGATAGAACAGCATCAAACTATCAAAAAACTGGTGATCTAATTACACTACCTTATACAGAAGCAACTTTAATAGATCAACCTTATGCAAGTAAATCTGTTAATGTTAACCCATTTGGTATCTTTACTTGGATTGGTTCTATTGCACTAACACCAACAAATGATGAATGGAAAGAAACTGAAAGAGCACCAGAATTAGTAATTAATAATGATGATGGTACTTGGGACACTTTAGTTAAAAATTCAGGTAATCCAAATCTAACATCTGTTGAAATAGGAACAGTTTGGAACGAATGGCAAAATCACTGGACAGGTGTATCAAACTCTAATAGTACAGAAACTTATAGAAGAAGACACGGTCACGGTTGGGCAGTTATGCAACGTGATATTCAAACAACAACTAGAACAGGTACAAGAACAAGAGTTGGTATTAGACAAGTATTAGTTCCAAAAACTGTGACTCAAAATATAGGTGATAGAATTATATCAGTAGCATTTGTACCATTTATTAGAAGTAGAACAATATCATTTAGCGCAACAAGATTAAAACCAAATACAAGAGTTTATCCTTATTTTGATAGTGATAGTGTATCAGCATATATTACACCTTCAGGAGGTAGTGCTGGAGACGCTGTAATTACAGATTCAAATGGTGCAGTTTCAGGTACTTTCGCAATACCTGATCCAAAAGTTGACGCTAATCCTAGATGGAGAACAGGTCAAAGAGTATTCAGATTGACAAGTTCATCTACAAATGATTTAACATCTGCGCCAGAAACTGCTGCAAACGCTGAATACATCGCAAGAGGTATTATTGAAACAGTACAAAATACAATAATTTCAACAAGAACAGCAGGAGTAGAATTTAGAGCAACTAACGAAACTGAAGCCGTGACACAAACTAGTGTTCAAAGAGGTGCTTCTCGTCAAGTAGGATACCACGATCCATTAGCAGAAACATTTATGATTGATGATGAAGGTGGTGTATTCTTAACTTCAATAGATGTTTACTTTAGTTCAAAAGACGCAAATATTCCAGTGACTTTACAATTAAGAAATACTGTAAATGGTTATCCTGGACAACAAATATTACCATTTGCTGAAAAAACTTTAAACCCAAGTGCGGTAAATACAAGTACAGATGGTACAACAGCAACTACATTTACTTTTGATAGTCCTGTTTATGTACAAGAAAATACAGAATACGCTTTTGTCTTAATGGCAAACTCAACAGATTACAATGTTTATGTTGCGAGATTAGGTGAAACTGCTTTAGATTCAGATAGAACAATCTCACAACAACCATATGCTGGTGTATTCTTTAAATCACAAAATGGTGTGACTTGGACAGCAGATCAAAACGAAGATATTAAATTTAAAATTAAGAGAGCAGAATTTAGTAATGTCACAGGTACAATTACTTTAACAAATGATACTTTAGGTAGTAGAACATTAAAAAATAATCCTTTAAGAACAAAAAATGCTTCTAAAGAGATTACAGTTTTCCACCCTAACCATGGAATGCATGGTACAAGTAATAATGTCACAATATCAGGTGTTGCATCTGGAACATATAATGGTATTGCGCATACAGATATAAATGGAACATACACATCTATTAAAGACGTGACTTTAGACAGTTATGTTATCACTTCAGGTTCTTCAAGTAATGCTACATCAACAGGTGATGTTGGTGGTACTACTGTTGTAGCAACTCAAAATAGAACATATGACGTATTAAACTTATCTGGTGTTCAAACAATGCAATTACCAGGAACAAGTATTAATCATTATATTAGACCTACAACAGGTAAATCAATTCACGGTTCTGAATCAGAATTTACTTTGACATCAAGTGCAAATAAATTATCAGTGGTTAATAACGATAATATTTACTTTACAGGACCAAATGCTGTTATGAGTGAGATAAATGAAACAAATGAAATGTCAGGTAATAAATCATTCTGGAATATATTAGAGTTCTCAACTACAAATACTAAATTGTCACCAGTATTAGATACTCAACGAATGAGTGCATTTGTAATTTCAAATAGATTAAATAACCCTACTGTAAGTAATACACCAGATTTTGTTGATGATACAGCGAACACAGGTACATCATCATCAGCAGTTTATTTAACTAAATCAATTAATTTAGAAAATACTTCCACAGCGTTAGATGTTAGATTATCTCAAAATGTAAGATCAAGTTCAGGTGTTGAAGTTTACTTTAGAACATCTGGTCCTGATGAAGCAAGAAACATAGAAGATTTAAATTGGACACCATTTAATGGTGACGGTAGTGAAGACACAACAGTCACACCTGCTGAAGACGATACAACATTTAAAGAATACAAATATTCAGCAAGTGATATACAAGACTTTACAAGTTTTCAAATTAAAATAGTATTAACAGGTTCAGTATCATCATATCCACCTATTATAAAAGATATGAGAGCAATAGCATTGGCAGTATAATGGCAAGATTAAAAGTAGAAGGATATCAAAGTTTAATTAGAGATACTAATTCTAATGGTATTGTTAATACAAATACAACAGAATACAGTATATATATGGCAAGAGCCAGAGCGAGAGAGAAACAAGGTGATGAAATTAGAAACGCTGTAAAAGAAATAAATAATTTAAAATCTGAATTAAGAGAAATTAAAACGAGTATTAGAGAATTAGTAGGAGCAATAAGTAAGTAAGATGGCAATAAGATCAGTAGCATCAACAGATACTTTAGAGACATTTAGAACGACATTTAATACTGTCGGGACAGACATAGGTGATCTAACAAGTCTAAGTACATCTCATAAAAGCACTTTAATAGGGGCGATCAATGAGGCTTTTGGTGCAACAAGTTCTTTTACTTTAAGAGACTCATCATCTACAACACAAGCTATTTCTGGTGGTGATACTTTAAATGTTGTCGGTGCCAGTAATATTAGCGCAGCAGTAAGTGCGACTGACACTCTAACGATTTCATTAAATAGTACAATAACAGGTGTGACAAGTATTACATCAACAACATTAACTGATGGTACTGCATCAATAAACAGTGGATCTATAACTGGTGTTGTAAATATAACTGGTTCTGGAGCAGGTTCAATAACTAGTATGGTAAATGTCACTGGTTCTGGAACAGCTAATTTTACTACAGATGTACAAGTTAATAGTGTATCTGTGGCAACTAAACCTTTTGCGATTGCTCAAGCAGTAGCTCTAGGTTAGTTTTTGTAATGTTAATAAAGGTGTTAATCTATATAAATAGGTTAATACGGGCAAAATTATTTGTATAGTATCAATGATTTTGTTAATAACACATTTAAAACTATATAAATAACTATAAGAGAATAAAGGAAATAAAATGGCCAACGATTTTAAAAGATTTGCTAAACCCAATGTAGGAACATCAACTGGTGCATCTGGTGATGCATTATATTCAGTACCTGCAGGTGCGGGTTCAAGTGCATTAGAGTCAATTGTAATTGGTATATCTATCTGTAATAAAAATTCCGCTGAAAGAACAGTAGGAATATTTTTAGATAATGAAGATGGATCAAATGATGCTTATATTTGTAATGGATTAAAAGTACCAGGAAATACTACAGTTGAAGTTATGCAAGGAAACAAATTAATTCTTCAAAATGATGGATCAAACGCAGATGTATTAAGAGCTGAAGCTTCGGCAGGTTCTTCAATTGATGTTGTTGTATCCGTTTTAGAAGACGTATAATAAAAAGAGTTAAAAATGGTTAGATACATTCAGTCTAAAGATAGACCAACAGAGGTTAATGTTAGAACAGCAACTGGTGATGGGTCAACAACAGGTTTTACAGTAACACAAGGTATGACAGTGAATAAAGTTATTGTTTCAATTAACGGGTTGATGCAGAAACCTACTACTGATTATTCAATATCTAGTACAACATTAACATTTGGTACTGCACCTGATGCATCTGACTCAATTGTAATAAGGGAGCTACCAGTTTAGAATAAGATATGGCAAAAATTAGACAATCAAATATAGATAAAAGTATTTTAAATGCTCAAACAGAATTATCAGCTCAAGCTGCAGATGACGATACATTTTTAGTTTTTGATACAAGTGCAGGCGCACTTAAAAAAATTCAAAGATCAAATATAAAATCAAATCCCGCTAAAATAACAAGTGTTTCTCCAACATCTGTTGCTGAAGGAGACGGATCAGGTAATCATACATTTACACTTTCTGGATCTGGTTATGTAGCAGGAACTACAGCAAATTTAATTAATGCATCAGGTGCAACAGTTAACTTTGATACAACGACAATTGACTCTTTAACACAAATTACTGGTGTGATAGCAAAATCTAGTTTACCTGGTAGCGGTGAACCTTATGATGTTAGAGTAAATAATTCTGATGGTAATCAAACAATAACAGATCAAATTAATGTTAACCAAACACCATCTTGGACAACAAGTGCAGGAAGTTTAGGTACCTTTTCAGAACAAACTACAATTAGTACAATTACAGTAGCTGCAACTGATCCTGAATCAGGAACAATAACATTTTCAGTAACTTCAGGTTCATTACCTGGAGGTTTATCTTTAAATTCTTCTAATGGTCAAATTACAGGTACTTTAAGTACAAATATTACAGGAACAACTACTACTAACTTTACAATAACTGCATCAGACGGAACTAATAGTGTAGGAAGAGCCTTTTCAATAACGGAAGTTCCAGCAGGAACTGAAACATTTACATCATCAGGTACTTTTTCTGTACCAACAGGTATTACTTCAGTTGATGTATTACTCGTTGCTGGAGGAGGTGGTGGTGGTACATCTGCTGGAGGTGGCGGAGGTGCTGGTGGATTAATTTATAAACCAGGTTTTACAGTCACACCTGGTGGTTCAATTCCAGTCACAGTTGGTGATGGTGGTGCGAATGCTGGACCTGGAGCATCTGGACAAGATTCTGTATTTAGTACATTAACTGCTAAAGGTGGTGGTGGAGGTGGAGGACCTAGAAACCAAGCTGGACAACCTGGTGGATCAGGTGGTGGTGCTGGTTGTGGTGGACCAACTGGTGGTAGTGGTAATCAAAGTACACAACCAGGTGATTCTGGAAACTTTGGTTTTGGTAATCCTGGCGGGAACGCTGGAAACCCACCTAATTGGGGCGCTGGTGGTGGCGGTGGTGCCGGTAATGCGGGTAACTCTGGTGGACCTCATAACGCAGGTAATGGTGGTAATGGTAAATCATATTCAATATCAGGAACATCAGTGACATATGGTGGTGGTGGTGGAGCTGTGACCGATCACAATATGGGTCCAGGTGGATCTGGTGGAAATGGTGGTGGCGGAAATAGGAATAGTTCAGGAACTGCCAATCGTGGTGGCGGAGGTGGTTCTGGTAATGGCCAAGATGGTAATATGGGCGGTGGTGGCTCAGGCGGTAAAGGTATTGTAATTGTTGATTACTAAATAATACTAAAATATTATTTTATTTAATTAAAGGAGTTGAAATGACTGATAAAGAAGCAAAATATGATGGCGTAGATGAATTTGGAAATCCTAATTATTTAGCCTCAGAAGATAAAGGTGATATAGTATTAAATACACTAAAACCTGGCGAAGTTCTAACAGATCAAGGAACCATAGTTGAAGAAAATTACGACTATGGAAGTATTACAGACCACGATAAAAGAGTCGTAAAAGAAATCATAAAACTATTAGAAGAACGAGCAAATGTACCTTGTAAAATGTTTGCTAAAGAATTAGCAATAAAGTTTGATATATCAAAAATACCAGAAATGAAATATGAAGATTCTAAATGGCACGAGTTAACTAAAGATTTTAGATTAGGTGAAGCAATCCAAGGGTTTAGACAAGACACTAGAGACGGTGAACAGATTAGAATACCACATATGGGTTTCTCAGCAGATTTAGAAGAACTTGAAAAATTAGCAGAACATTTATCTAAAAAATAGTTTAAAATATTTTTTGTTAATGTTTTATACAAATGTCCCTACAGTAAATACGGAAACTGGCGATAATATAATTTATCCATTTAGTCCTCCTATTTTTCAAACAGAAGTTGATAGCAACTTTACAAATCAATTAATTGTAGAAGGTCGTAAACTTACAAAAGAAGAAGACGATTGGAATTATCAATTAGCAGGTAATTTGAAATATGGACGTTCATATCGTTTTAAAGAATCATTTAAATTAAGATCAGAAACATATTTAAAAATCTATGTAAAAAGATTTTGTGATGGAATAGATAAGTTATATGGTAATTCGTTAATGACAGATAAAATTACTCCATTAAAATTAGATGAATTGTGGATTAATTTTTCTCAAAAACACGATTTTAATCCACCACATGCACATAGTGGTGTTTTATCTTTTGTGATATTTTGTAAGGTACCACCAGAAATATTTAAAACACAAGCAGATAGTAATAATCAAAGTGCAGGAAAAATTACTTTTTCATATGGTGAAAATATAACTAGTCTAATGGGTAATGATTATCCTATTGAGCCTTATGAAAATTTAATGTTTATATTTCCAGCACAATTAAAACATTATGTTTCACCGTATTGGGTTGATGCAGAGCGTATTAGTGTATCTGGTAATTTCAGCCTATCTAAATAATAAGTAAAATGATGATACACAATTCATATTATTATATTGAATCTGCCTTGACACCTGATCAATGTCAAAAAATTATTGATTTAGGTTTATCTCAAATTGATAGTGTTAAAAAAGCAGGCGGGTCTACTGTTGCAACTACATTTGATGGTGGTCACAAAGAAGCTTTAGAAAAATTAGGTGAACCCGTTTCTCCTCAGGCAGATAAAACCGTAGAAGATTTAAGAAAAGAAAAAGAAAAGAAAAGTTATATTAGAGATAGTGAAGTATCTTGGTTAAATCATCAATGGTTATATGATTTAGTATATCCTTTTTTACATAAGGCAAATAATGATTCTGGTTGGAAATATCAATTTGATTACAGCGAGACTTTTCAATTTACCAAATATGGACCTAATCAATTTTATGGTTGGCACGCAGATGGCGAGAGTTGTCACCATGGAAAGTATAAAAGATATATTCCAGGTATTACTAAAACAGGGCCAGATGGTGAAATGCCTAAAGGTTATACTACAGTTCCTGATATGGTAGGAAAAATTCGTAAACTATCTATGACAATTAATTTAAATAAGCCTGGTGAATATGAAGGTGGAAATTTAAAGTTTGATTTTGGTCCACATAATCAAGGAAAACGTTTCCACGAATGTACAGAAATAAGACCTCAAGGATCAATCATTATATTTCCGTCATTTGTATATCATCAGGTAACTCCTGTGACTAAAGGAACAAGATACTCTCTAGTTTTATGGACACTAGGAAGACCATTTGTGTAGATACTAAATAAGATAAAAAGGAGTATAAAATGAGTGCGGCAAAATTTTTTAAAGAACATAGTTGGGTTAAGATAGATAATTATATTGACCAAAGTATGGCTAATTTATTTTATCATCATATTCAATTAGAAACTGCTAGATTAAGTTATTACGAAGAAAATGATATTAGAGTTGATATGGCATATAATGGTACCTTTACTGACGAACAAGCTCCAGGTGACTTTAGTAAATATGGTGATCCTATCTTTGATGCTTTTTTAAGTTTAGGTTTAGGAAAGATGCAAGATTTAACTGGATTAAAATTAGTTCCTACATATTCTTATCATAGACTTTATACAAATGGTACAGAGTTAAAAAGACATAAAGATAGACCAAGTTGTGAAATTTCAACTACACTTTGTTTAGGTTATGATACTTCAAACCTTGAAGATAAAAACTGGAATTGGCCTATGTATGTAAAAGAAAAAAATGGTGTAGAAACTCCAGTCTATATGAAACCTGGTGATATGGTAATATATCGTGGTTGTGAGTTAGAACATTGGAGAGAGCCATTTATAGGTAATCATCACGCTCAAGTATTTTTACATTATAATGAAGCTGGTGGTAAATACGATATTCCTTTTGATGGTAGACCTCTTTTAGGTATGCCTGTATTAGATCAAGTTGTAAGAAATGATGAAGAATTAAGCGAATATGAAAAACATAATACAACTAATAATGCTAGAAAAGTAATAGATTAATAAATGACTTGGAATATAAAACTTTTAAAAGATAATCCTTTATACCCTGCTTTAGTTATTGATAATTGGTATACTCCTAATGAAGAAAAGGCTGTATGGAAAGAGTTAGATTTTTATAGTGCAACACCTAAAAAATATTTAGAAAAGGCAGAAGATACAATTGTTGCTCGTGATAAAGATGGCTCGCCTAGAAGTACAGCATATAGATTTTATTTAGAAACATTTTATAATAATAAATTAATATCTCCAATTTATAATTGTATGAAAAAACAACGATCACCAGAATTTAGAGATATTATGGGTAATTTTATGCCTTATGCTCGTAGTTTTTTATCTACTACAGAAGATACATCTTTAATATCTTATTATGAGGATAACGATCATTATAAACCTCACTATGATTCTTTTAGTTGGACTTGTTTAATATGGATGGTAAGAGAGCCTAAATTATTTGATGGTGGTGATTTTTTATTAAATGAACCCAATTATGAAATTAAATTAAAAAATAATAGAATGGTTATGTTTCCTAGTTGTTTATTACATAGTGTCACCCCTTTAAAATTTCATACTCAACCAGAAGAAGCGGGATACGGAAAATATACTATTACACATTTTTACTTTGCAATTCCTTTAGGTGATGGAAGTGACTTGTCGTTAGGAAACAATAAACTACCTAAATTATGAAAACAATAACAATAGTTGGTGGAGGTACTGCCGGATATATTACTGCGTTAATTTTAAAAACTAGATACGGAAGTAATATTGATATACAACTAGTTAAGTCAGATAAAATTGGTATTATAGGAGTTGGTGAGGGTTCAACCGAGCACTGGAAAGAGTTTATGGATTTTGTCGGTATTGATTTTAAAGAATTGATTACCGAATGTGACGCAACTTTAAAGTGTGGTATTATGTTTAAAAATTGGACAGATAATGATTTTTTACATAATGTAAATGAATTAAAAAACTTTAAACACGGACAACATTTAGCAAGTTATTTAAAGTTAATGAATGAAGACTGTGATGTAAAAGAATTGAATAATCCTTGGTTTTGGGAAAACAAAGTTGGTAGAGAATTTTTATTAAGTGAATTACACAATTGTCCTACTAATCAATATCACTTTAACACATTTAAGTTAAATGAATTTTTAAATAAAAAATCAATAGAAAAAGGTTTAAGAGTTGTTGATGATGAGATAGTTGATGTAGAATTAAATAATAAAGGCGAAATATCAAATTTAAAAGGTGAAAAGAATAATTACAATACAGACTTTTATATTGATTGTACAGGATTTAAAAGATTATTAATTTCTAAATTAGGCGCAAAGTGGAAATCATATAGTAAGTATTTAAAAATGAAAGAAGCAATTGCCTTTCCAACAAATGGTACAGATGAATATAATGTTTATACAATTGCACGAGCTATGAAATATGGTTGGGCTTGGCATATTCCCACTTATGGTCGTTGGGGTAATGGTTATATTTTTGATAGTGATTACATAAGTGCCGATGACGCAAAACAAGAAATAGAAGAAACACTAGGACATAAAATAGATATAGGAAAACACGTTAAGTTTGATCCTGGTTGTTTAGATAAACCTTGGATTAAAAATTGTTTAGCAGTAGGATTAAGTGCTAACTTTGTAGAACCATTAGAGGCAACATCAATAGGCACATCTATAAATCAAATGTTTTTGTTCATACATATGTTTGATAACTATAATCAAAAGATAATAGATGATTATAATTATAAAATGGAATTGATAATGAACAATATTAGAGATTTTATTGTTTTACATTATATTACAAAAAGAGATGACACTAGTTTTTGGAAAGATTTAAAAACTATGAAGATACCTGATACATTAAGAGAGAATATAGAAAGATGGCAAACTAGATTACCTATTAGAGATGATTTTAGAGAAACAAATTATTACTTGTTTTTAGAACATAACTATTCTCAAATATTATATGCTTTAGATTTACTTAACAAAGAAAATATAAAAATCTTATATAATTCTTTTAATGAAGAACATAGAAAACATTTTGATATAGGAATGAACGAATATAAAAACAATTTAAATGTTCCTCAAGTAAAACATAAAACATATTTAAAAGCAATAAGAGCGATGTATGCCACAGTTTAAAGTTCGTAATTTATGGCCAACTCCTGTTTATGAAGCAGAGATACCTGTTGAACAAAAATGGAAAAATATAATAACAAATTTTGATTATGAGAGAACACCTATTGGTAATAGTGACATAACAAAAGATCGTTATATCTTTGAAAACAATTTAGAATTAAAAGATTTAGAAGAAAAAATTAAAAATCATTGTGAGATATTTGTAAAAAAATATCTACATATAAAAAACAATGTAGAATTTTATTTACAAAATTCTTGGGTTAATGTACATAATCCTAATGATGAATCACAGGTTCATTATCACGGAAATTCTTTGATAAGTGGAGTGTATTATCCAATCTTACCTGATGGCTCTGGTAATATAACATTTCATAAAAATCATTTACTTACTAATCTATTTCACCCTTGTATTAAAATAGAGTATGAAGAACACGATAATATTAATTGTGATTTTTGTACTGTAGATATAAAAGAAGGATCAATAGTTCTTTTTCCATCACATTTGGAACATAGCGTAGAAAGAAACAAAACTAGTGAAAAAAGATATTCTATCGCATTTAACTTTTTTGTAAGAGGAACATTGGGTAAAAAAGAATTTATATTAGACTTAAAATAACATAAATAATAAAATAGGTGATTAAAGTATGACTGAAACTGTAAAACAAGACAAGATAATAATTGATGGTAAAGAATACACTATAAATGATTTACCATTAGAAGTGAGAAATACAATTGTTGCTAGACAAGAAATTCAACAATCTAAGTTAAGACACGAATTAGAATTAGAAAAAATTGAAGTATTAACTACTTACTATAATGATAAGATTAAAAAAGGGTTAGAAAAATTAAATGGCAGTCACACAAAAAACAGCTGAGAATTTTACAATAGATCAAGGCGCAGATTTTAGTAGAACACTAACAGTCACAACTGATGGATCTACTGCATACGATATTAGTGGTCGTACTTTACAAGCGCAAATGAGAAAAGGTTTTTCTTCTTCAACAGCAACAGCATCTTTTACTTGTACTGTTGTTTCAGGTTCAGCGGGAACATATAAATTAACACTTACAGATACAGTCACAGCTGCTATTGACTCAGGTCGTTATGTATATGATGTAGAATTAATATTAGCAGATTCAACTATTGAGAAAGTACATAATGGTATTATAACAGTTCTTCCAGAGGCTACGAAAATCTAATGACAAAAGACTTAGATATAGAAATATTAGAATTACAAGCAGAAAAGAAAAGATTAGAAGAAGAATATAATAAGCAACAAGATACTGAAATACAATTACTTCTAAAAGAAAAAGAAGAATTAGAATTAGTTTTAGATAAAAAACAAGAAGAAGAAATTAAACAACTAGTTAAAGAAAAAGAAAATTTAGAAAAAGAGATATTAACAGAACAACAAAAACAAGATAAACTTAAAAAATTATTTGAATTACCTAAATTTGATAATGTTGATGAAAATGTTAAGACCAAAAAATCTGTCAACGAAGAAAAACTATTAAACACTCTAAAAGAATTAACAGGTGCTGTAAATAAATTTCAAACAGACGAAATTGTTAAAACTAATATTACAGAAAATGACTTTACTAAATTTGTGGCTAAACAACAAAGAACAAGTATAGTATCTGAAGATTTAGTAAATAATGTTAAAAAAGTTATTGAAACAGATACACAACCAGTTAGAAGTTTACAACAAGACCATATTTACGAAAATGCTAATACAGATATCAATAATAAAGATACTGTATTAAAAGAGTTAACTAAACAAGCTAAATCAATAACAGAAGATATTGAATCTGGCGAAACAAGTTTAGATAAACTTACAGCAGAGTTTAGTAAATTTAAACAACTTACAACACTTCAATTACAATCGCTTGGTGGTGGTGGTAGTACAAAAATATCTAATATGGACGATGTTGATATTTCAGGTCAACAAAATGGTTATGCTTTAAAATATAATTCATCTACAGGTAAATATGAATTTGGTTCAGTTTCAACGGCCATTGATTTATCTGCTGTAGACCAAGATATTGTACCTGATGGTAATGGTACAAGAAATTTAGGTAGTTCGTCAAAACGTTGGGGTGAGTTATTTCTTTCAGGTGACACAATCAATTTAGGTGGGGCAACAATTAGTTCAGACGGAACTGGATCAATCGCTATGTCTGCTACAGGTGTCACTTTACCTACGGGTTCTAAAGTAGGTACTCAAAGTATTGCTCAAGCAGATGCGAAAACAGGTGTGGTGACTAAATCTGTACCTTTCTTTACAAAAGCGGGAGGTTTGAGCTCGGCAGCAACTACATTTACAATGGCAGCGGGGTCGTCAAATGCATCAGTATTTACTAGTTTTACAAAAGCAAATGGGACACAACAAAGTAAATTTGAGTTGTTTAGTTTCTAATAAAAAAGACATATAAATAAGTAAGAGGAGAAAATAATGTCGTCAAAAGTACCAGTCAGAACAGTGTTTGATGGAAGTGGTAATGCCACTGGTCTAGCAGAATATCAATCAGGTGAATTTATACCTTTATCACACGGTGGTATAGGTGCTGCTTTATCTATTGGTTCGGCAGGACAAGTATTAAAAGTAAATTCAGGCGCAAGCGCATTAGAGTTTGGTGCTGTTGAAGCAGTAATAAACATTGATGGCGCAACAAATTTAGAAAGTGCCACACTAGCAACAACTGACAAGTTTTTAGTATCAGACGGTGGTTCTGAAGGTAGAGCAACTTTAGATCAGTTAGTCACATTGATGGAATCTTCTATTGATGCGATTGGTGGTAATTTAACAGTCACAGGTAATTTAACAGTTAACGGATCAACAACTACTGTTAATTCTACTAACACAACAATTGATGATAATTTATTAGAATTAAATTCAGGTGCAACTTCAAACGCAAACGATTCAGGAATAATTATTGAAAGAGGTAGTACAGGTGATAACGCTATTGTTGCATGGGACGAAAGTGCTGACAAGTTTGTACTTGGAACTACAACAGCGACTGCATCTAGTACAGGTAATTTATCAATTACAACTGGAACATTAGTCGCAAATATAGAAGGTAATGTGACAGGAAACGTCACAGGAAATGTATCAGGTACTTCAGGATCAACAACTGGAAATGCCGCTACAGCAACTGCATTAGAAACTGCTAGAAATATTGCTGGTCAATCATTTGATGGTACAGGAAATATTACAATAGCTTCAACAGATTTATCAAACACAAGTGCTATCGCATTATTAACTGCTACTCAAACATTTACAAATAAAACATTAACTAGTCCAAAGATTAATGAAGATGTGGCAGTCACAGCGACAGCTACACAATTAAATCATACTGTTGGCGTGACAAGTGCTATTCAAACACAATTAGACGCAAAAGCGACTAACGCATTTGCTATCGCTCAAGCTGTTGCACTAGGTTAATACTCTACTATCCTTATAAATAGTAGAAAATAGAGGAATAGTATGGCAACACCATCAAGTAGAGAAACATTAAAACAATACGCTTTAAGAGCGCTCGGAAAACCAGTCATAGAAGTTAACGCTGATGACGACCAATTAGAAGATAGAATTGATGAAGCGTTACAGTATTTCGCACAATTTCACTATGACGGTATAAGAAGAACATACTTAAAGTATCAATACACACAAGCAGATTATGATAGAATAAACGCTGATTCATCTGAATCAGTCACTAAAAACTCCGTGACAACTGCCTGGAAAGAGGGAAACGGTTTTCTTGTAGTACCTGAAAGTGTAGTATCAGTAATTAATATTTTTCCATTTTCAAACAAAGGTAATCTAAACTTATTTGATGTAAGATACCAATTAAGATTAAATGACCTTTACGATTTTTCTTCTACATCAATAATCAACTATGATGTTGTATTAAGACATTTAGATTTTTTAGATCACATACTTGTTGGTGAAAAACCATTAAGATTTAATCAACACGATAATAGATTATATATTGACCAAGATTGGAAAAATGATTTAGCAGTTGGTGAGTATATTGTGATTGAGTGTTATAGAAAATTAGATCCTGATACATTTACAGATGTATATAACGATATATACTTAAAAAGATATGTCACTGCTTTGTTTAAAAAACAATGGGGCGCAAACTTATCTAAATTTAATGGCGTTGCTATGATTGGTGGCGTATCATTAAATGGTCAACAATTGTATTCTGAAGCTATATCAGATATAGAAAAACTTGAGCAAGAAATAAGAAGTTCATACGAGTTAAACCCTGCAATGATGATGGGATAATGCCATGGCCGTTAACCATTATTTTCAAGCAGGTAAGGGCATAGGTAGTTCCGAAGAAAAAAGACTTTACGAAGATTTAATCATAGAAGGCCTAAAGATATATGGCCAAGATGTATATTACTTACCACGAACACTTGTAAATAGAGATTTAATTTTAGGCGAAGATATGTTGTCTAAATTTTCATCTGCGCTTTTACTTGAAGCGTATATGGAAACAACTGAAGGTTTTGCTGGTGAACAAGA